GCAAGCATAACAATATCGTTATCATCACTATCGCCAGCTGCTACAACTATAGTGCCTTGTGCAACACGAAGAACTCCGTGTAAAAGACCACTATCTGTAAGAACTGGTGGCGTAGCTTCAAAATTTGCTACTAAGTCTGAGTTTTTAGTTCCCATTGTGATTTTCTCCTATTCTATTAATTATGCTTCATGACAAGGAATTTGAACAACTTTTTCTTCTTCCATTCTTACTGCACCCAAAGACATACCATAGTACACCTGAGTTGAATAAGATTTGTCAGCTCTTTCAGAAATTTTTGCAGAAATATCCTTACCGATACCTAATTTAATAGCATCTTCAGTATATGCAAAAACTAATCTGTCAGTAGTGTTAGTTGCATCCTTGTTCAATCTAGTTGACATTATAAACTCAAATCCTAAGTAGGAATTAATAGCTCCAGTTGCTAAAGCACGAACTACGTTGTAATCCGAACTTGTAACTTGAGTTGTTCCTAATAGATCTGATATTTGTTGTGGTCCGCAAACAATGTATCTCTTCAATGAAGGGTCAACATCGTTATCATCTAAGATTTTCTTCGCAGCCAAAAGTTTAGCAATAGTCAAACCATCTGATTGGTCTGAAGTTGCTGTTTTTTGTCCAGAAGGTAAAGCTGTAGATGTACCACCAGCTACACCAGTAGAAGCAGAAGCGTTGAATGCTGTAATAATAACATCATCCATTGCTCTGTTCATAGCTGCCGCAGCCGCTCTAGCGTATGAGCTAGTTGGGTCTACAAGCATTCTAACTTTGTCAACATCGTCAACTAAGTCTGCCCACTCGTAGTCAGCCAAGCTCAATCTTCTTCTGCTATGAGGAGTGTCTATCTGAGGTGTATCGCCATGTCTGCTCGTTCTTAATTGAGCAGCTGTAACTCCGACTTGATCGAAGAAAGCGTTTTTCCCAGTAACTTTTTCCACATCAACAGAACCTCTTAATTTACTTCCCATTTGTTGAGAAAGCATAGCAACATTAGAGCTATACTGCTCAACGAAAGAAGTAGTTATTTGTGAACTCATAATAAGTTCCTCCTTGATTGGTTGTGTTTATGTTAAATCGGATGATTATCCTTGCGGGTCGCTCCTCGATTTTAGTTCTCCTGGAACCTATACTTTCATAGTGTCAACTAGGGTCTTTCGATTATCCTAATTATTTTCAGCTATACTTGATTTTTCTTTTCTCGTAAAGCCAAAACTTCTTCAACCGCTGCCTGATGGTTTATATGGTTTTTATCCCAATAAGCTGAACCAACTTGCGTTAGTTCTCCAATTTGCTTTTCAATTTGGTTTGGTGTCAAATAAGCTGGTCCAGATGCTTGTGTTATAGTAT